CTCTTCTCCGCCAATGGAAAGCAGATATTGCCGAGCGGCCTCAAAATCAGGGTGTATGCAGTTGTAGCCAGCGAGAATACCCTTTCGCATACCGGAATACATCCAGAAGCTACTAAGGACCCCGCTGGCTCTCTCCGCATTGGCCCCGCTGGAGCCGATCGATTTCATCGAGCGGTGGAACTCTAAAGGGATCGGAACCCCCTCACCAAGCTCGGAATACACCGTGCGCTGCGACAGAAATCCTGCATCGAACTTGGGTGGATACCACACTCCATCCAACAAATCCATCTCCAGAGTTATCCCAGCAACATCATAGACTGACATGAACTTCTCTCCAATGACAAATGGGGCTTCGAATGCAAACTGGTTGTCATCCCCCTGAATGGACAGTCGCGGACGCGAGCGAGGGAGAGACCCTCCTGGGTACTCATCCCACGCCCCTCCCTTCAAAACCGCCAAAGCCTTCTTGGCGTCGCAACCCCACTGGGTTGCGCACGCCCAGACACACATACAGAGGTTGACCACACTATTCAAAATGGAAGTGCAGTACTGCCCAGAGGGGTTTGTCCCACACCGAGGGTACAACTGCCCATTGGGCAGCACTGCCGGGGCATAAGCCACCGCATGCTGGTAATAGGCCAACTCAGAACCCGTCAACGGGACTAAGGAGGCCATCTCACGAAAGAAATCACAAATGGTAACATCACTGATGCTCGTATCAAACTCTTTTCCATCAGAGCCAAAGGTGAAACGATCACGAACACGTGGAACGTGCCGAACCACCCAATACTCCGAGGAGTCCGCGTAAGCAAAACAGGGATGCTTATACATCGCATGGACAAGTTTACCAAAAGTCCCAACCATGCGCAGTCCGAGGACTCGGTCCATAGCCCAGATGTTCCTGAACCTCTTGGCCAGGTACTTCTTCCGGCTGTAACCATCTCGTTTGGAGAAAACACTCCACACAGGGGAATAACAACCCCAACGTCCATAAATTCTGGAAACTGAGGGCGCCTGGGAGCGCAATCTCGCGTCATCCAACTCAACGAGTCGACAAAACTCGTGAAAGGCTTTGACGGGATCCTCATCCCCATAATATTTGGGAAGCGCATCGCGGAACTTCAGATTCCGAGGAAAAGGCTCAGCAGCCTTCGACGTCAAATTGACGCGGAGGTCCGTAGAGTCCCAACCAGGAGTCTCATCCAAGTTTGGCACCAAATCATGATAACTTGCGCGGCTAACGTCAACCCCAATCAACTCCAAACGAATGTCATCCCACACCACCTGCCACACGTCAGCCGGAATCTGCTTTCCGGAACACCACTTAGACTTCATTGAGGCCTCGATGGCATCAACGCCGCCCTTGGCCATGAAGTGCGTCATCTTGGACGCAGGGTCAGGAGGGTACTGGGGGTTTGCCACAAATGGTTTGAAGGCGACCCCACTCGGGTCATAAGGGTAGTGACTGAACACCACCACTGACGACCGAAGCAGCGCACTCCTCTCCACAGGAACAACCCCACTAACTGGAATAGAACGGAATGTCTTGAGAGTGGGCGTCTCCGTTGACAGATAGGCCGCCTCATTATACTGCGCATTGGCGGCATCCCCATAGACTTTCCAATGGAGACCAACTGGCAGGAACGTCTGTCCTTCCTCAACATAGAGAACGGATCCGCAACTACCATAGCCCTTAACAGGGTCAAAAGGTCCCAATGTACTGGCCGTATGAGCCACCACACGCACACCATTGTCAACTATGTCAGACACCACCTGCCCATCAGTGACCACCACCTCACCCCTCGCATTAACGGACGCCACCTTAGCTTTCCGGCCTGTGAGAACCCCACTAGGCCGCCTTCTCGACAACGCAATACCAGACAGATTCATACCCGTCCGGATATAGGTGATACCACCATCACACGTCACCAAGGGAGCTTCCAAAGGAATCCGAACCGAGGCATCGGGCGGACTAACACTGATCTTTTGAGCAGTCAACAAACTCTGATGCTCTGACACAGCCAACATGGTGAAAGGCATACCATCACTGTACTTCAAAAATACCACACACAAGGCTTGTTCCTCAGAGGTGGCCCCACCCCAAAACAATCGATAGAACGTTGGGCAAATAGCAACCGCTATGGATCCAACCACAGCACCCTGCACAAGGCCCTTCCTCTTCTTCTTCGACACTTTCTTTGGGGGGTCAACCGCCACTGGGATTTTACCGCACTTCTTACAGAATTTCCCCTTCCCAAACCAAGTTTCCACACAATCGGCACAACTATACCAGGATCTTTCATCACTCAGGTTAGGAGTGGTTCCTCCAGGTAGGGACTGGAATCGCTTCTTCAGATAGCTCTCTCGAATGGAGATCTCACACTCCAACTCAAAAAGCTCATCCGATTCATCAGCCCAATTCAAGGTACCACCACTAATGCTGATAGGGTTCTCTGGATCAGCCCCACCGAACGCCTCCTCAAGGTCAGCGTCTCGAAGGGCCGCCTCCTTGGCCCGCAAATCAACAATCTCTTGCCGAATGGCCCACTCCTCAACTCCCTCATCCATGATATGCTGAGCAAACTCAAGCTCCTTTGCATTCACGTAACGGCTTACAAGGGCATCGGGTGACTCCTCATATTCATACACCTCGGACATAATTGAGACCACGGAAGCATAATCAGAGCCGTGGTCTGTCGACGGGGTAGATTGAACACTCTTAGCCAACCCTTTCCTGACAAAGATTTGGACCACTTTTGGCAACTTCCGATAATTCCTCATGACTCTAC